CCCAAGCAACTCAACCGCAACTCAACCCTCCAGTATGTCCGTTGTCAAGACCTACACTTTCGGCAAGTTGATGTTTGATGGAGACGAATACTGCCTAGCAGTGAAACCACTGGATACTCCACCCACCGCCCTGGAGATGGAGCAGGTCTGCGCAGACATCAAGGCACTAACACAGATGGAGCACGACTTTGAGCGCGTCCAAGAGCAGGTGGACAAGTTGATTGAGTGGAGTTTGCCCGACCACCCAACAATCCAGGGGGATTGGCAGATAGGGTCGCGCCTCAACGGCAAATCCCTAGTGACGCTAACCATCAATGATGATGAGGAGAAAGATGGGCGTGTGCTGTGGGCATTTGAGGTGCGTGATGACGATATGATGGAGTTTCCAGGTGGCACGTATTCTTGCTCTGTAGGATTGTGTGCCCATATGTCCCAGCAACTCCAAGCATTTGTAGACAAGCACGGCAGCACTGAAATGTGCCAAGAGTTGCTACGCACCTTGGTAGAGCGGTGCGCAAATGACAAGCACGACCTTGATGTTGTCAATTGGAGCAAGGGATACCAACACTACTAGAAAACCAAACAAAAATCAAAAAATTAGAAAACCAAACAAAAATTAGATTAGATTATTTTTTTTGTGTAGCAAAACCTTAATTGTTGCCAAATTGGAAACATTACCCGTTTTTTATTTTTGTTTTATTAATTTATTTTTATAATTAATAAATATAAATAATGCCAAAAGTTGCCAAAGGAGAATTGAGTTTAGGGGAAATACGCAACCTTGTAAGACAGCACAACAAACTTTCAGTGATAAAGGGTGTTGATAGCAAAAGTCGTAGTGCCCTACTCAAAGAAGTCGCTGATATGGGATACAGGATAGACCACGCTGGAAAAAGGATTGTTAGAGGTAAGATGGAAATTACAACAGGTAAAGGAGGTGAACAGAAACCGCAGAAAAGAACACTTCGCAAAGCACTTGTAAAGGGTGGAGATGCTCCAGTGATGAGTGGGAAGAAGAAACCACCACCAATCCCACCAAATGTAAAGGGTAGGAAAATCAAACCCGATAGAAGCAAATTGATTAAGACAGGGTCAGCACCACCTATGGCATCAAAAGCAAAGAGAGGTAGAGGCAGACCAAAGGGGTCAAAGAACAAACCAAAGGGTATCGCAGTTGTTGGAAAACCGGAAGCAGTCCGCGGTCTGTATAAGTAATTTTATTTATGTTTTATTAATTTATTTTTATTTATTGTCAATTGTAAAAATGGACAACGATAAATTCACTGACATTTTAGCAATTCTAATGACAGAAAAAAGAGATGATTTAGTTGATTACATAAAAAATATTATAGAATTAATTGATTTAGAATACTCTAGTGAGGAAAGTTCAGGGGAAGAAGAGGAGATAGATGTAATTGTAGATGATAATGGATTTTATGCTCTAAACTAGTGAGTGACGCGGGTGAAATTGGAAAAGTTGTCTTCGTGGATGAAGAATTCTCCGTCGGTATAGCAATCCTTTGCTAGGTATTGCTCTCCATCTACAAGACACTCTACAAAGTGTTGCTTCTCAAAGTGAACCACCAACTCAATGCGAAATTGGTTCACTGGACGAATTCTAAAATCTTTGATGGTGTAGATTTCCTCATCATTCTCAGGGTCGGGATACCAAAGGTCGTTCACGTCTCCACTTACTTGTAGCAAATACTGGATGAATTGAGGTATCCCAGCAGGGAAGATTTCATTTGCGACTGATTTGGGCAGGTCGTCGCTATCAATCCACTGGTAAATCCCCATCTTCGTGCTCTCTCCAAATATCTTGTGGTTGCTGTCAAGATTTCTAGAGGATGGGTTGTCTGCCAGGAGTGCGCGGACATCGTCTTCCTGAAAGTTTATTTCTATCTCATCTTTCTCATCTTCCCGGTGCTCTTGGAAGGCGCGCTGTAGTTGGTTGCGCAGGAGTGCGTGGGACAGCATTTTGGCGTAGTTTGCCCACTCATAGATGTCCATTACCTTTTGTTCAGTGGCGATCGCATTTGTCGGCATTTGTGTGGAAGTCATATTGTATAGTTGTTTGTAATGCTAGAAGTAGAATTAGCACCAAGTCAAATTTATATCCATTACTCAAAATCGGGTTGTCGTCTATGTCAATGTTCAGCGATTTGCTTGAGTAGTGTTTTCCACGCTCCATCAAGGAACTCAAATAAACCTTGGTTTTCTTCAGTGAATTGGATTTTATCAATTGTATTACCTTCTTCACCATCGTGTGCTACACAAATCATAAGTTTCATTATGTCCAAATTGATTATTTGGTCATCACTACCTGAAAGTAATTTTGCCCCTTCACCTTTTGATGATTTAGAAAATCCTTTCATAGAATTAAAATATTTTTTAGTGTATACACAACACGCTTCGTGTCCCTGTTTCTTAAAAGCACATTTAATCGCTGAAGTTTTAAAATCTAATTTGGGATACACAAAAGTCATAGAAGTTGAGGTAGTAATACCTGCTTTTTCTTGTAATAGAGCATTAATAGAATGTCTCAAATATGTATCTATGTATACATCGTCGCTATCCATATTTGCCAAATATTTGTAAGATGCCATCTTGACCAATTTATTCCTCTTTTCACCGATTGTTCTTCTTACATTAGGTTCATACCTATATGTTAATCTTACAGGATGGATTGCGTTTCTAAACTTTTGTAATCTTGTTTCATCAATGAACAAATCTTGGTCTCCATCTTGTAAAATACATAATTCTAATTTATCTTGCGGATAATCTAAATTATTGATATTTGCTATTATTAAAGGTATGAATTTTCTACGTCTCCAACAAGGCATAAGAATAGATATATTTGGTAATTCATCATCACTGAGATTTAATTTCACATTTGTATAAAGTAAATTAGGCAGGTGCTCGTCCATTTATTTTAATTAGAGATATAAATTTTAATTATATTTTTTAAAATGTTGCCAATTTGGAAACATTTATAACCAAACACTATCATACTTAATATAAGTATCAAACTCTGTATCTGTTTGTATTTTTGTTTTCTTGATTTGTTGCCGTTTTGGAAACAAATAATAATAAATTTTTAAAAACATAATTTATAGTAAGTAGATTTTTTTATTTTTGTTATAAAAATAAATATCTTAGATTTTATTATATTGATGAATGCTGTTGATTTCATTGTTCCTACAACTTCGCGGAATACTGATTTTGAGTTTGCGGAAGATACACACCTTTATAGAATATTTTTTAAAAGTCTTGCCAAGCATAGGTCTAGTCTTATTGGTCATATTTTTGTTGGATACGACAAAGATGATAAAATCTTTTCACAGAAAAAAGAAAGAGACAAATTCCAACAATTTGGAATGTTGATACATTGGATACCAGTAGAACCTGACGCAGGAAACGTTGTTAAAATTTGGAATTATTTAGCAACATTAGTTAAAACTGATTATCTAATGGTAATCGGGGATGATATTTTATTTCCTAATGATAAAAATTGGTTAGGATTATTTGTAAAAATGCTAAAGAAAAACAACAATTGGGGATGGAGTGCTGGGTATAGCAATAATGATAAAATAGCAACTCAATTTTTAATTCACAGAAAACATATTGATTACTTTGGTTGGGTCTATCCACCTCAATTGACTAATTGGTATTGCGATGATTTTATGTTTGGAGTTTACCCTCAACATTTGAGAAATTGGAGAACTGATTACCCTTTACTCAACTGCGGTGGTAATCCTAGATATTATCCTTGTAATGATAAAAATATCTGTGAAAAATTAATTCAGCGACATAAAAAAACTTTATTAAAAAACATAAATAATTTTAAATATATGGATTAAATAATGCCTGACAGACCGATTGATTTAGCACAATACGAAATCAAACTGCTAAAATTACAAATAGAAGAATTAAAAAGAGAGATAAAAAAAATTAATACTAAATTAAAGGCGCTATCTAGTATAACAGAGGAGAGGGAATATGAGAGGGGATGGTTTTGGTAGTCTAAACGAAGTATGCTTTGCTAATTAATTTTCACAAGTAGTAAATTTCCGTAGGGGTAATCACTTACCCTATGCCCAAAATCTTGGCAGTCATAAGACCCCTCCCAATCATCGCAAAAGTGAGGTTCCTTGTATTTCAGTGCTTTATTCTGTCTCTTGATGGATGGGTTTGTGTCAATGTAGATTTCCCATCTACCAGTCATCTTATGTTTCTTGCGAAGTTTTGCCCAAGTGGACTTTGTAAAACTGCTTGGAGAAACTTTCCTGCGTTGAGCAGGAAACATTAGACTACCTGTTTCTGCTACTAGTTTGTCTCTCTGTTCCTTGTGTATCATATCGTGGATGAGTTCTACCTTGGGTTCTACTGGTGCCGGAGGAGTAGGCGCTGGTGTTGGTTGTGTTGTAGCAGGAGCAGGTTGCGTAGCAGGAGCAGGTTGCGTTGGAGTAGGACTTGATTGTTCAGTGGAAAGTTCTTCCCAGTCTCCCTCTGTCCCGTGGACTGCTTGGACATTTGGATTTGGTGGTAGTGTGTGAATTTCCATCCACCAATCACTACCCTTGCTTCTATCACTTGGCACATCGTAATGTGATACAGCATCTACCAGCATCTTCCAAGACCAACCCTCATCGTAAAGACCGCTGTTGCCTCTGCGTTTGCGGAGGTCATCAGCAGAATTCATAAGGTTCAGTGTAAGAAGTTCTATCAGTTCTTGCTCAACACCTACTACTAGTTCTCTGCGGAGGAAATCGCAAATTTCTACTGGGTTTTGGTCTGCTCTCATTCTCATAGCAAAGTTTGCTAGCACTTCACGATGATTTTTTGTAAGCACTAGCATTTGAGAGGTGGGTGGTGGTTCGTAATCACCCATTATCAGCACTAGGTCATCAAAAGAGTGCTCATTTGTGCCCTGCTGTATGCCGGAAAGCACTACAACTATGCGACGGATGGTGTCTTCTGCTACTGCTTTCTCTGCGTGCCCATCGCTCCCGTTGATAGTGAGTTTAAATTCACCGCTATCAAGGATACCCTTGATTGCTAACTTTTTCAGTGCTGGCATTTCTCCACTACAGCATTGAGACCAAATGTGTTTGAGTTGGTCTTGTGGCATTTTGCGCAGTATGTTAAAAGCAACGAGTTTCTCTTCGCTGGATGGCATCTTTCCGGTGTTGTTGTTCATTCTTTTTTGTTTGTATAGTAGATTTAGAAATATGTGGAAATCAAATTTAATTCTATTACTCAAAATTGGGTTGTCGTTTATGTTAATTTAATTACTGAATGTTTTTTTAAGTGTATTTTAGACTTGGGTGAATACATTTGGAGATCTATAATATTTTTTCACTGAACTTTGTGGTGAAAGAAGACGCAAAGCAATTTGCCAAGTTGGAACATAAAACGCTAAACCTCCTTCTACTTTGTTTTGTAATTCATAATTCCCTTTTGTTTCCTTTTTGGCAACATTTAGAAATGTAATACCATCTTTATTAAATTTTTTGCTATTACCTAAACTTTTGATTAATACGAAATCATCATCAATGATTACTATATTCTTTAATTGGTGTTTTATAATTCTGTGTAATCCTTCTTCGTAAGATGAAATCCTATTCCAATTTGTATTATAATATTTTTTCCTTTTTTGCGAATCATCAATTTTATTTACAAACATTACTCTTAATTTTGTATCAGGTGGTTGGTCAGGACTAATTAATGAAGGGTCTAATTCTTTCTTACAATCTTTGATTTTATCACGGAGATAACATACTAAACTAATTCTAGCATACCTGTTATTTAATCCTAAAACACCAACCTCTAAATTATCTTTATAAATATCCGGTAATTTATCATTCAGTGATTTATCTTCTTCAGTTTCATATAATTCTGTATTTCCGTGATATTCGTGAACATCAACACAGAGATGGTCTCCCGCTCTCATATCAATTGCTATTTTGTATTTTGGTAATACAAAATATCCTCCGTGATAATGCCCGTATTCTAATACTGATAAATTACCAAATCCAAAATCACCAGCATCTTTATGAACTGCTGTCCTAAAATTTCTATTAATTGTAATTGTTGAGAAAGGAGTATCTCCAAGTCTCATCTTTGGATTTAGCATTGCTTGTTTCATTTGAGTTTCATAACATTCAGGATTTAGATTTTTATATGAATTACCTATCTTTTGTATTACAAATTGTCCATCTTCTAATTTTAAAAATTCTTGTCTAGTGTAATGTGTCAACCGACAGGGATAATTAATACCTAAATTATTTGTTTCACCCCACCAACCAACAGCATTACTTGCTACTTCATTTTGGACTTTCATTTTTGATTTTTTGCCATTCACTTCATAATTCGCTGACCATCCACCAGATGCTATTTCTACAATTTTCCTTTTTTTCCAGTAAGTAGAATTTGGGTCTATTTGACCTGCCGATGCTCCCCTGCCTCTAGTTGATTTTGCCAACCCTTTAAAAGCAAGAAATCCAACTTCACATTCATTAGAATTTAATAGATTTTTTCTAAATTTAAATAAAATACTACCATCAGGTTTGTAGCAATCACAATTTTCAGTGATTAAATGGTCGTATGAGTTATCATCCAAATATTTGCCTTTTAACAAATCGCATTCTTCATCTGTCAGGTGAACACTTGCTAAAAAAGGATTATTTGACATATTAATAAAATTAAAGATTAAAAATTTGATTTTAAAAATTAAAATCTTAATCAAATATAAAATGGAAAACTTTGGAAAAATGCTACAAGCAATTGACAATGGGAAAAGGAAAACATCCAGCAGAGATATTATAGTGAATAATATTCGTAGATTATACAATAGATGCTACGGAGAAGACCCCGAAGATGTATCACAAATCAGTGCGATGGTAGAAGATGTAGGGCATACTTTTGCTTGCTTACAATCCTCTTGGGATGGTAAGAAATTATCTCACTCAACAATGCTATCTTATACAAATGCTCTAATTGTAGCAAATGAAGTATTAAATTTAAGTATGAAAGATACCTATGCCGATCTAGAAACTGAATTACAAGTTAGAAGGGCAGATGCTCAAAGAAAAAATCCAATCAAAAATACAAAAATTAGTAGAGGTGATTTAGAAGAAATTAGAGATGATTTGATGGAAAAAAGCAGTAAATCAAAAACAAATCTTAAAAATTATATACTATTTCACATTCTGTCAAAATACCCTTTTAGATTAGAAAGCGCTACACTGAAACCTATTCATTATGATGATTTCACTAAATTAGAAGATAAAGGTATTACAAATTATCTTGTTGTGAATGATGACAGAATGATGTTCTCATTTAACGGATATAAAACAAGCAAGAAATTTGGTAGCAGAGAAATAGAATGCGATGATATCTTATGTGATTTGTTTACTGAATATTTAGCAAAAGATAAAATTGCGGATGAATACCTATTCTTTAAAGCAAGTGAAGGAACCGAAGAAAAGATACAAGAAAAAATGAGAAACAATCTGTCTGTTTGGACAAAAAGATTACTGAAAAAGTATGACATAACAGCAAGTGCTACTGACATTACAAAATTATTAATTACAGAGATTTGGGATACTGGAACAACTCAAGATAAAATCAAATATGCGATGTGGAGAGGACACGAAGTCCAAACAGCATCTAGAGTTTATGCGACACAATTATGAAAATAATTATCTCTAATTTCCCTAGCATCCTCTAGCGACCTCCCAACATACTTGCGTATTTTTGGAGCGTGCTTACCTTTGTATGATAAAATATATTGACCTGTTTTAATTTTTGTTAGATAGGCATTCGGTCTTTGAGATATTAACTCAAGGGGTTTTAATGTTATTTTCAGTGAACAATTATCTTTATGAGATAACCATTGTAAATTAGAAACATCATTATTGAGAGGGTTGCTGTCCTTGTGGTGAACATCCCTCAGCGCATTAGGATTTTCCAAGAAATGCTCTGCCACCAATCTGTGAATATATACCTTAGTTGTTTTTTTTTTATTTGGATAAAAGTTATATGACAAATATTTGCTCTTTTTTCCATTACCACCAGGGATAACAAATTTCTCATATTTGCTGTTGTATAGCATTCCGTTGCTATAAACTAAATATCTTTCATCGTATTTACAAGTAGCAACATCTAGACCATCCATCTCATAATTAGAAAAATACTTGCTGAAGTTCTCCATACCTTCTTTAGAATTCTATTTTTTAAATACTTTACAACTTAATCAAAGGTAAGGACAAACTCACCCCTTTTGATAAATAGCGGGATGTTTGCCTGCTTGATTGCCTTACGCTTTTCTAATTCTTTCTTAACTCTACGCGGTATTACCATCTCAATTTTATCACGTAGTTTTGGGTCTTTATTGACTAATTCTATTGCTTTTCTAACACTTGGTATTTCAGGGAATTTTGCGATATATGTGGCATCCTTGTAGACATCAATAGCATCCATATACCCTTGAGGAATTAGATAATATCCATTGCGTGAATAAGCAATAAGTTTTTTTGCCGTTAGCATTACTTCAGTTTTTTGTTTGATTGTAAGTGTTTTAGCAGGATTTTGTTTGATTAAATAATCTATTAATTCTTCTTTACAATTAATAAAAAAATATTCATCTTCGGGTTCTACATTGTCTAAATACCTTACAACCTCAACAATCGCATCTTGTAATTGTTTTTTATTTTTATCATTTTTATTTGTAATTGGTAATTTAAATACTCTAATGATATCAAGTAATTCTTTCCGTGAATGAGACATATGAACACCAAACATTTTTGTTGTATCTTGTAATTCCATTATTAACTTAATATATATTTTTATTTTTAAATTTAAACGAATGTTGCCATTTTGGCAACAAATTAGGATTTTTGCCTCAAATGAAAAACAACAATTGTATTTCCACTAATGTCGCTAATGGGTCTCTCATTAACGTCTACAAGTTGGACTTCTATATTGTTTAATATTTCACTTCCTGGATTGTGAAGAGAAACATAAGTCTTTTCCCCTGGAGCAAAAAATAAATCTCCGTATTCTCTACCATCATTTGTGAAACGTGGCAAATGATAGAGTATTTTACTTACACTTTGTTTTGCTCCGTTGTATGATTGGATCGGCATATTACTAATTCTAACATATGCTGAATGAACCCTAAAATCGGGTGCTTTAAAAGATAAGAAATTTACCTGTAGATGATTGGCAGAGACATTGACGTATCCTGAAGCAGTCCCATCATCTTGGTCTATCAGTGATTTATTAGGGAAACCAACTAATCTATTCATCTTTGCTTGTCCACTAAATTCTTCAGTTCTATATTTACCCTCAAGATAATCATATTTGCTATCAGGTTTTACGTGTCCTATTTGATATGCGTGCTTTTTGTTCATACCTGTCCCGCTTGCGTTTAATCCATCAAACACACTGGTAGCAGTAGATACACCTAATTGGTCTACAATCATCTTGTCTTTAGTATCACAGAGTAATGTTTGAGATAAACAATAAGGTCTATCAAAAGCATCTCTTAAAATTGCTCTATTTTCATCTCCAGGTTCCGTTCCGTTGCGCCGAGTGACGCGATTATTACTATAAAAATCATCTCCTGTGGTAAATGTTGCCGTAGCGTCAACTAATGTTGGAAATTTATACTGACCCGCGGTGTAATGAGAAGAGTAATGATATATCTGTAAATTTTCACCGCTGTCTGCTATATTTAATCTTGGGTATAGAGCATTACGAGTTTCACTGAGAGGTAAGAAACATCTATCTCTTTGAGCACTACTTGTAAGAGAAATTACTGGACTTTCCTTTGCTAAACCTGTGTTGTAAAAAGATAAAGTCATCCTATCTCCAACACATTTAAACATCACGTATTCATAATCCGCATAGAAATCAGCAGATGTTAGAGGTGCTGTGATGCCCTGCGGTGAACCGGCATAATAATACTTAACTTCACTCATTACTATTTGATTTGTGTATAATGTATTATCATATGACATTTGATAAACACGAATATCTGTGCCGTTATCTTCTACCATAAAATCATAAAAATCCTGTTGATTTCTCCCATTAAAAGGATTGTGTTTATTATAGTGAGTAGACATATTTTCACCTGCTGAAAATCCACCATCAGGATGGCGTGTTCCTGGGAGGAGATTTCCAAATGCTTGTCGCTGATAACTACCATCAGCATTCTGCCTTGTAGTATCTCTGTAATATTCCATTTGAGGTCTCGCTAGACCAACACGCCAACCGCCACCAGAGGCATTTAATACACGCACAACAAATTCTCCGTTGACTAAACCAAATGGATGCCCGTGTCCCTGAACACTACAAGATTGTTTGTCTAATCTCTCTAAACTATCTGCTCCAACATTTGCCCCGCTTTTAGTGAAAGTTTTGAGGACAGGTTGTCCACCGCCTGCTGGAGAGTGAGCACAACTCCAGTCAGTGCCCGGTTCATACCCAGTTGTTAGATTGACCGGACTTTTCCAGTAGTTAGAAAGCATCGCACCGGTCTCCTCAACTATATTTTTGCCTGCTGTTCCCGAGGCAGAAGTTCCCCTTTGGGTTGTGCGGATATCAATACCAATAGCATCCCCGCTAGCATTTACTTGAGTAATAACTTGTGAATTACCAAAAATCTCAGGATTTCCATATTTTTCATTAAATTTTTTATCTAGTTCATCTACCCACTCATCAGTGGAATAAACACCAGGTGAGGGTCTCAAGGGTATTGGCATCTCTAATCTTTCCTGATAACCAGGTGCTGTAGTTTGTAATTTACCAAAATACGTATACATTAATGTTTGACTTTCTACATCAATTAAAGCATCTCTGCGAATTTTAACACTCTCAACCGCTATTTCAGCATTCGGTGGAATTTTAATAGGGGATGTGAAATGATTTTGATACTGACTGGGTGCTTCTACACCTGCGAGGGTTCTAGTAGGATTTCCTCCCTGAAATCGCCCATACTTATCTTGACTTGCGCTAGTGACAATTAGAGACATTTATATTTATACTAGTTATATTTTTTTTATTTTATTCTGTGAAATTAAAAAATACATTCTAATATAAATATGCCAAAAGGATTTATCAATGCGAAACCGAAAGTTGTAGATACTGAAGACCCCTCAGCGATATATGGGAAATCTCACAATCAACATAATGTCCCGAAAAGAGTGAAAAATTTTAACCGAGTGACGCCGAAAGAAGCATTTGGCAACACCAAAAAAGCAAATCCAAATCCTAAATCTAAATCTAAATCAAAAAAACTTTAAAAATTTGATTTCCAAAAATGTTTCCAATTTGGCAACAATTGTAAGTATTTAAAAAATAGAATTTAAGAAAAGGTATGGAGATTACACAAGACTACGTGAACGAAAACATTGATGGTATTATGAAAATGTGGGTGATGTGTAATACAAAACTCGGCAAACAACCATCAAGGTCTTGTAAGAGCAAAGCAAAAGCAAAATTAATGAAAGATTGGACTTATGATACAGCACTCTGTATGCTATACAATCAAGACAGAAGAATTACAAAAATTGAGAAAACACTAAAACACGAAAATTACAAAATGAAACGGGAAATTGCTTTTCTCAAAGAATGTAGCGAAAGTCATAGCGAACAAATTGTTAGACTACAAAATCAAAAAGAAGATTTACGCCATCAATCGTATTTACGTATGAAAAATCTTAAGAAACAAGTTGAGGATTTAGGTGGACAATGGCAGAACACCTATTATAAAGAATTTACTTACCCTGACAGATATTTCTAAAATATTCCCACGCATCCTGTATTTTCCTAAATGTTTCATTAGTTCCCCCTTTATCAGGGTGTGCTTTTAATACTGATTTTCTATATGCTTTTTTTACATCATTATCGCTCGCCGACCTTTTTAAACCAAATACACAATAAGGGTAGTCTTTGTCCACCGGTTTTTCTTCGGGGTCATCAAATCCCCCGTAGAAACCACCGAAAAATCTTTTAAAGAAGTTTTCTTTTTCTTTATCACTTTTTTGTTTTTGTTGTCTTTCTCTTTCTTTTCTCTGTTTATTTAGTTCATCTTCATAATCTTGATAGTATTTAGGTCTCTGTTTCCATATACCACCGGATGGAAAGGAGGATAGCGGTTGAGAAATCCACTGATAATTTTTAGGGTATCTACAACCTCCAACAACAAATGACATCAAAAATAATAAATATAGAACATTAAAATAAAATCAAATTTATATTAAAATAAATGTCAAGTCCAACAAATGAACCGATCGCCGATGAACCTTTGATTGATGTAGAACCTATGTCTGTAGACCAATTAGCAGGTGCTTTTGTTATGATAGCAGGTGCTATTGGTAGTCTACTACTTGTAATTTGGCAATCTAAATGTCATTGTCGTATGAATTTATGCTATATTTTCAGTTGTGAAAGGAGACCGCCTAGTGAAGAAGAGATGAAAGGTTTAAAAGACCAAGCAAAAAAACAAAATGAAAAATTAAAGAAAATGAATAAGAAAGAAGAAACAATAATAAATAAAGAAGATGAAATATTACAAAATCAAGAAACTCTAATTCCCTCTCCTAAATTAAAAAGAAAGGATAGTATGCTTATCAGTGAAATCACCAAAGATAATGATAAGACCAATACGCAGGAGAGTTCTTATCCTTGATTGCTTGCGACCCATCGCTCTTTTTGATACCTGCTGCTCTTGCTCTATAGGATTTACGCTGTTCTTTAGTTGCTTTTCCTGACCGCCAATCATCCATCCCCTTCGCGCCAAAATGTATTAGTCTTTTACCACCGCTTTTGCTCTTAACGTATACTGAATACTTCTTCCCTGCTTTTTTACTTGGGAAGGGTTTATACAAAGGTTTATCACTCATTTTGTATTTCTATATATTAAATTTTTATAATATAAATATTAAAATGACAACTAATAAGCAGAAGTTTAACAAGAAATATGGATTTAAACCTGATGCTGGACATAGTATCGCTGAAATCAGTAGATTGACCGGTATATCAACTGGTATTTTAAATCAAGTAATGTCTCGTGGGAGAGGGGCACACAAATCCAATCCGCAGAGCGTGAGAAGCAAAGGGGGTAAGAAAGTTGGTGGAGCATCTTTAAAAGGTAAGATGTCTGCTACCCAGTGGGGTCAAGCAAGAATTTATAGTTTCGCGATGAAACAACCCGGAACTTGGGGCAAAGCAGATAAGGATTTAGCAGATAAAGTTAGAGCATCAAAAAATAAAAAAACGCAATCAAAAAATAAATAAATTAATTAATATAAATGGAAGGAAAACCGACTTTAGATGTCAACTCAAACAAATTGGAAATTATGGATTTCATTAAAACCCATAAAGTAATCAAACTCACTGAAAACAAAAAAAGGAAATCTTTAAAAGTCTTACGAGAAGAATTAGAAGCAGGTGGATATTTTGTAGGTGTAAAAGGTAAAACAAAACGAACAATCAAAAGAGGGCAAAAATTAAATGAGAAATCTGTTGAGCAAGATAAAGAAGCACAGCAATCATATCAAAAAGTATTACAAGCAAATCCTCAAGGATTTAATGTATCAAATAAAATTGTAATTTCAGGTTTTAAAAATAAACCTCTACCTACTCCACCAACTATCAATGAACAAATACTTGGTAGAACAGGTAAAGCATATGAGGATTTTGTTAAGATGGATGTATCAAACTTACCTGATATAAAGACAGCACCCACTATACGAAATATCAGTGAAAGGATAGCAGTAGATGTAAGCACTCTTACTGAAGAAGAATTAGAAGCGGGAAGAAATAGTTATTTTGCGAAGTATAATGTTGATAGATCCTACGGCGGGGAGGAGGTGGCAGAAACAGCAAATCCTGATAGATACGTTGTTTATTATGTGGGTGCTTACAATTCTATAATGACTGGTAGTTTCTACGGAGGAAATATAGACCCTAGAGTTGAGGGTTCACTGGGAGCGGAATTAGAAAGAGAAGTTCCAAAGGAATTACTCAAAAAATTAAGTAAAAAATACGGGGTAAATAAAATACCAACTATAGAAGATTTAGATTTGTATTTCTCTACTAGATATCCGTATTACGATAAGGAAACATTACCGGAATTTAAACAATTGCTTTGGGTAGCATTTATTCTTCAGCGAGACCCAGCACAACCTAGATACTGGAATAAAATTATGAGACGCATTTATAATCAAGATTTTATAATTCTAAGAGATATTAAGTCCATCGGTAAAGAACCAAAGATCGGTAGTAGGACACAATATTTAAATCTACTTGATGCGAAGTTTCCTATGGGTGCCAATTTTTTGATGATGAATAGAACCTCCTTAATAGAATTAAAAAATATGTATGCTTTCTATAAGATGAGAGAATATACTTACTCTAAATACAGCGAGGGTAAACCGCCGGTATATCATATAGATGATGATGAAGGAAATGAATACGAAGAGAGGGGGGATTTCCAATACAATACGCCGGATTTTGAGATGTCCGGATTAGAGGGTTTTAGACAACACAGAACTGACTACGTCAAAACATTAGATATTCCTAGAACTTTTGGAGAATTAAAGGGTAAAAACGCACCACCCAAACCAGTGGAAGAACCCAGCGAATACCAAATACAATACGCAAAAGATACTGAAATAAACACGAAAACAAATCACCGAAATGAAATTATCCCACTCATAAACCAATTTAGGGAAGTTTCTTTTAATCAAGGTGCTCGTGCTACAGGTGAATTTCACGAGATGATAGAACCAAAAGTCCACGCTATCAATAGAAAGTATGGGCATTCACTAATAAATTTATATGATGCGAGATTTGATGGTAGGTTCTATTCCTAAAGGGACATAAATATAATTCCAATTTTTAAAATTTATCCAATAATTTTTATTTGTGTTTTAGGATTATATATATATGTCATACCTTGCTGAAGTAGAAATGCCTGAAAGAGAAGAACCTGAATTAGAAGTAAGGGAAGAGATAGAAATAAGTGAGTTAGATGAAGAAGATGAAGGTGTTGAGGAGGAACAATCGCCTCTCCCTCCCCCACCTAAAAAAAAAGACAAATTAAAAAGTGAGGATATTTTTAAACCAAAGCAAGCGCCCCCAAAGAAAGTCAAGACTGATGCTCCAGTTGAGGAAACAATCAGTGAAGACCCAATCATACCCCAAATAGCGCCTGTAAAGGAAAAGAAGAAACGCAAGATGAGTGAAAAGCAATTAGAAGCATTAAAGAAAGGTCGGGAAAAGCGTATGGCACAAAAGAAACAAAATCCAACCCCAACACCCCAACCTACTCCCACCTTTCCTACACCTGAACCTGCCCCAGCACCTGCGGGGGCAAATCAGCAATACTTCACAGCAGACCAAGTCCAAAAAATGATTTATGCCGGTGTCTCTCAATATGACACAGAAAGAAAGAAAAGAAAAGAAATGAAATATAAACAGAAAGCAAGAGATGCTCACGATAGTAAAGTGTTTAATGATATTAATTCAGCACTAAATAGAACTAATGACCCTTGGGCATCAGCATTTAATTTTGGTTAGATGTTGCCAAATTGGCAACATTTTCGGTTTTAGTTTTTAAAAGCGATCTAACTTTTTTATTTTGATAAAATTTAATCTCGTTAGGTTTTTTAGAGTTTTGATAGCAATAGTCAGGATAGGTTGATATCATATACTGAACATCATTAATTTCTTTTTCTAATCTATCCGTGCCTACTATACCACCTAATCCACCTTTTTTTGTTTTGTAAGTTGTCATACAATATAGGTCATTAAATCTTACAACTCCCTTGTCTTTTATAGTATATAAAACACTTCTTTCCCAATCTTGTTTATATGTATTATTTACATATAAATCTTTTTCTTTTCTAACAATTGTGCCGTAGAATGTGCCTAATATAAATTTAAAATCATTTGTATATCCTTCTCTATGAAACATCAGTGAAGAGGTAGGTGATATACCCCAAAGATACAAATTCTCAAATCTCAATGTATCAAATGCTTGTTTACAAAATTCTTTGATATTGATAGTATCTTTACCTCTACGGATTGCTCTAATATCATCTTCTATCAATACAACTTCTTGCCCTTCATCATAATGTTCATTAAGTATATAATTTAACCTTTTGTGTAATTCTACAATTGATGTATTAATTACATTAATTTTTTCACTGAAAAATTTATTGATAATTTGAGTTTCATAATCTATTCTTTCATCTTCACTTGATACAAAAATATCAATATCTGTAAGTTTTACATTACACTTAACAAGAGTAGATAATGTATTTTTAATAATTAAACTTGAGCGTTTGTAGGATGGAATAGCAAATCTCATTATTTTATCTTTATTGGAGATTTTTTTTTTCTTTATTTAAATTAAAAAATAATATTTATATTATGAATAAGAATGATAACAAGAGCGCGTCTGCGAAGCAAACAAAAAGCGATTCAGGAAAAACAGATAATGTGGGAAAAGGCAAACGTGTGCCAAAAATTATGCCTGTGGTTCCGCTGGAAGATGACGGAAGCGACAACCACCCTCCAATACATCCGCATCTCCCTCAAATTGCGGGCGCTGGTGGAGGAGCATTATTATTGATGATTTCTCCGGTTCGCACAGGTAAATCTACGATTATCAGTAATCTTTTGTTAGGCGACAGCGATATGGGTTTCTATGATGCTCAAGAGCGTTTCCATACAACAACCATCATATCAAACACAATCGCAAATGATATTACATCCCGCTTCTTAAAGAAAGCATTTGATACACACGATAGTTATGATGATAGTATTATTGATGGTATTGTTCAGCAACAGAAATCTTATAAGAAAGAAGAACAACCTGATATTGGGGTCATTTTAGATGATTGTTTAGGTAGTATTCGCAGAGAAGCAAGAATAAATCATTTAGCAAGTAGATTTAGGCATTTTAATATTAGATTATTAATTATTAGTAGTCAAAATTTCAGGTCTTGTAGTCCAATCATTAGGCAGAATGCTACAAATGTGATTGTTGGTTCACCTTTTCCAAATCAAAAAGAGTTAGGAAAGATGGCAGAAGAATACGGAGATGTATTTGGTGGAGCAGATAATTGGTTAAAAATCTATAAAAAAGCAACACCTGATAAATATAATTTTCTTCATATGGATTTCCAAAGCAATCCACCTAAAGCATATAAAAATTTTGAGGAATTGATAGCAGAGGGTCAAAACATAATTGGTGATGTCCCTGAACTAGATGAAGATTTAGAATTAAGCGATATGAAAAAATAACTTTTAATTAATATAAATATAAAAGATGGCAGATATGTATGGGATATCAAATGCTGTGATGGAGCAGAATTCACTACACGGACAAATTGAGTTAGAAAGAGAAAACAGGCAGTTGGCGTTTAACAAAAAATTAACTGCTTTTAACAATACAATTAAAAAAACAAAAGCAGGAGATAATACTGAAACAGAAAAAGATACGGGGGAAAATGTTGGTGATATTCAGGATGTAATTACAGCATCAAAAGGTCTCTACGGAGGATTTAGAGGTGCTGCTCAAGGTGGTGCTGCTGGAGCGCGCGCATTTAGGACATCTGGAGCAATGGTAGCAAGGAAACAGCAACTAGCAACCCGAAGCGTAGCGGCACAAGATACAGCAAACGCAGCAAGAGAAGCAGAACAAGACCCAGCGGGAGCATTTTTAGGTGAAACTGGACGAGTGATGGAAGGAGCAGATGAAGGATTAGATACTACACCAGCATTATTACAAGATGCTGGGAGAGGATTGAGTAGTGCTGCCCAAACTACAGGTGAATTGGCAGCAGATGGAACCAGGTTTTCAGGGGCAGTAGTATCGGGTGCTGGTAGAGGTTTTGTATCAGGGGCAGATGAAATGTTTGGTGGAACTAAATTACCAACTGCTTTAGGCGGTGAAGGGATGGCAGGACTTGATACTTTTAAAACTGCTGAAGCAGGTGGACAGGGATTATCCGGTGTAGAAGGTATAGTCCAAAAAGGAATTGTGAAATTAGGTGGTGGTGAAGATTTAGGTGTTGTCGGTGGAAAAGCAGCAGGGGCAGCAGGTGGTTTCATTGCTGCCGGTGAACAAATTGATAGTTTAGTCCAAACAGGTGGAAAATCTATGTTTACAAGAGTTGATGCTCAAGGCAATCGTGTTGCGATGTCAGGAACGGATAAAGCAAGTGAAATACTCACTGAAGCAGGTTCAGCATTAGATGTAGCATCAGCATTTACAGGTGGTTTACTTGTTCCTTTAGCAGGTGCCGTTAGTTTAGCAGGTGCTATTACAGGTATTATCGGTGATTATGAAGACCAAAAAGCAGATAACAAAAAGGTTGGTATTAATGCTGATGGGTCTACTGATGCTTCCAAAGCACCAAAATTAAGCGATACTGCTTTACCAACTGGTGAAGCATTCACAAGTTTAGGATTTGTTGGTAATATGTCTCATAATCCTTTAACAAGTATATAGCATCGCTTACCTTTGGTTTAATTTAGAATGTTGCCGTATTGGCAACTTTTTGATTTTATTGATTTTTTTTTTTATTATTTTATTTAGTATAAAATATAATGGCAAATTTTTGGACAGCAGAAGATAAAATCCCGATTGGACAACAGAGAATTGCGGTTCCAGCAGAGCACGGACTGGATTATAACCCAGGACAGAAGGTTGAGTTTCATATTCCTTCTTCTATTGATTTTTTCCAACCAAAGGAGAGTTATTTAAAATTTGATGTTCTTTTAAAGAATGACAGCAACCCTCTGTTTCTTCAGTTAGATGGACAACTTGGGGGGCAGGTTTTAATCAGGGATTTGAGGGTCTATTCCGGAGGGGCAGGTCGTGTATTACTTGAGGAATACCAAAATTACAATGTTTTAACTGCTGTGAAGTATGATTATGAATTAAATGATACTATTAGAGAAAAGCGGGCGCTTACCGAAGGTTGCGTTTACTATGATGAGCGCAACCGCTCTACAATGGGTCTGCGTAGTGATACAGCAAATAACGTTAATAATAATCCTTACTTTAATGAATTAGAAAAGGGTGTCCGTGATAGCGCGATCAATGAACCTGGATTTAAAAAGGCAAAATGCTTACTCCCATTAAATACCGGTATTTTCTCAAATGATAAGATTTTCCCTGTTGGTCTCACTGATGGTCTTATTGTAGAAATAATTTTAGAAGATGCTAAACATTGTATACAGAAACTTGATACTTGTAATCGCAAGAGGAAGTTAATGTCCAATCCTGTTTGCTTATCATTTAATGCTAGTGATACTGCTGACCCTGCTGACCCAAATGCCGCCCCGGTTTATCCTATCGGCAGTTCAGTTGCTAATGGTTCGGCATTCCAAGAATTTTATATTAGACGAGACAATATGATGGCAGTTAATGCTTCTATTGGTGGTAGTCAAATCCCCTTCTGTGTTGGTCAGCATATTTCGTTTCTTGATACTGATACAGATACTCTCAATCCATCTGTTGTTAATACTGCTTACGGAGTAATCCAATCTATTGAGTATGTAGCAGGACAGAAGAATTGCGTTAAAATAACGCTGGTTGCCAAGTATTCTCCAACAAATACAATGGATAAGAATTTTGTGTTAATTGATGTTTCTGTGGCAAATGCTACTGCTTCTGCTTGGAAACCAAGTTATCAAATTACGGATTGTGAATTTATTGTTCAGCAGGTTATGATGCCTGAAGGATACAAGAGCAAGTTAGCGTCTATGATGAAAGAAGGTGGAGCGATGAATTATGATTTCTTATCATTTACTAATTACAAAACTTCACAGATTATGAGTGAAAAACTTACAACTCTACGAGTTCCTCTTACTCAATCTCGCGCCAAATCTGTGTTAGCAATCCCTACTGATGCTTCGGTATACACGCAGCGTGATATTATGCGTGGTGAAGGCACGGAAATAGAATACTATGACCGACAGGAGGATGGTGTGCCCTCAATGGCAAATCATAGCGTTAGACCTGGTCTTGTAGGTATCACTGACCACATTACTCAATATCAGTTATTTTATGATGGTAAATTAAATCCATCTCGTAAGGTAAAATGTAGTAAGATTTCTTCTAAATCTTCAGTAGACCAGCAACCCCTAATTGAGTTAGAAAAAGCACTTGTGATGGCGGGTATCAAACCGCATTCTATGCTAAATTTCCAAAAGAATTTTATAATTGGTCGTGCGCTTTCACTACAGGATGGTGTATATGATACACGAGGTAAGGATTTCCAATTACAGGTTGAGTATCAGGAAGTGACGGCACCTGCTTTTAATAAACTTTGGAATGTTTGGTGTGCTCACCTTCGTAGAATTGTAATTAGTGGAAACTCTATTCAGGTTGTAATCTAAACGAAGTATGCTTTGCTAAAGATTGTTTCCAAAATGGCAACATTATTGATTTTTTAATTTTAAGAGTGTTTAAAATTTTTATTTGGATTAAGTATAAATAAAATGACAAGTTATTCCACGCATCAAGAAATAGTCCCAAGTAATATTACCAGTGATGGTAAATTATCGTATTACAACGGGCAACCAACTATCCAATTTCTAATTGGTGAACAGGATAGATTTATCAAACCAGGCACAATCCGTCTTGTCGGTGAATTCACGATTTGGAAGGATGCTGGTGGCACTACTCTACCGGTTGAGGCAGATGGTATCCGTATGAATGAGCGTTTAGGTGTAAATGCTGTTGTAGACCAACTAACGATTTTTTCACAGAAATCCTCTCAAGTAATGGAAAGCATAAATCATCACAATCGTATGATGAGTTCATACCTCTCCGTCACTCAATCTGTTGATGATTTTGCTGGACACACATATGAAACTTCACTACGTTTCCCCAACTTTAAAGCACAGGAGTTAGGTGTAATTACCAATACACAGGCAGACCAACCAACTGGAAAAAATGAATTTTGTATTCCGCTGGTTTGTGGGTTATTTTTGGGTCAAGACCCTATCCCTCTGTCCGGCACTTGGGGTGTTGGTGGACTTCGCGTAGAAATCCAGTTAGCGCCCGATAGTAATGTATTATTTTCTAAGGATAATACTACTGCTAATCTTCTCAATGCTCATTATGAATTATCTAATGTTAGACTTGTTTGTGAAACGATGGTTCCACCACCTGACCAACTTTCTCAATTAATGTCGCAGACTACAAATACATTTGTTTACAACTCTATTACATCGTATTATCAAACTATTAATTCAGCGAATGCTAATCTCAATTTTAATCTTGCCCTATCCAAGGTGCTGGGTGCTTATATGAATGTTGTTCCTGCCAGTCATATCAATAACTTAGGCAGAGACGGATTAGCAACTCTTCCCTTTACTAATAATGATGGTTCAGTAGCGGTGGTAGAGCAGGCGGTATTTACAAGGGCAGGTGAGAGATACCCTCTACAATACAACCTTGATACACTCCAAAAGGAGGCAACAGGTAATACAACAATTGATAGTCAGTTAGCAAGAAATTACATTAATTCAGTGATGGGATTTGCCAAGGTAAATCGCTCAAGTGTAAAACCTAACAATTACAAGTATTTTGATATGACTGATAATTATGTTCAGGCAAAAGAAATGAAGGATGGAGGAAGTGCTTGGGGTCTTGGTGTTGCTTATGATACTATTAGCGACCAGGGTATCAGTTTCGCAAATGTCCCATTCGGTGTCCAACTTCAGTTAAGACTTACTACTGATAGTCCGCAATCTATTTTCCTTTTTGTTCATTCTAAACAAACTTGTGTAAGCACCCCATCGGGTATTCAGGTATTAAAATAAAGGGTAAATAAATTTTAATTTTTTATATTATTATTTTTATTTTTGTTAAGTTATATAATATAAATATGACTAGTATTAATAATTCTGCTATGACACAGGCACAGGGGTCTGCTCCCCCTGGTGCTGGCGCAATTCCGGATTTAGTCAAAATTGGGACTATTCCAACTGATACAGCAATTGATGTGGCAACGGAGATTTTAGAACCGGTTTCGTTTTCACAGAATGAATGCCGATTTGTGCTCACAAATAAGGGTATTTTACATTCTAATTCTCGCATTACACTTTCTGTTGATAAAGGTGTTTTTGCTAATCCTACTCAAGGACAGAATAGTTTTTTCCCTATTAATATTGGTATCGCATCTCTACTTCAGCGTGTGCGACTAACTATTGGTGGCAAAACTATCAGTGAACTAGAAGACTTTGCGCACTATTATGCGTATGAAAGTAATTTCATAACTCCGGAACAACTTAAAGAACGTGAACAGGTATTCACCGCACGCACTGGTTTAGCAGTCCGCCCAACTCTCAAGGAACGCCAGGATGAGTATGATGGGGCAGGAACTGCTGTCAATAATATTGAGAGTATCAATGAAGCAGATAGTGTTTGTATTGATAACGGCACTGATTTTGATTATAAATCTACTTCTACAGGCAGGAGTGTCCTAGACAAAGCAACTGACCCGTCAGCAACTCGCCAAGTCCAGGGATGGTGTGATACACACAATAATCCAGTATTTTCTATTCTTATTGCTGATTTATTCCCATTCTTAAAAATGAACCAATTACCCCTATTTATGTTAAAGGAACAGGTTGCCATTCATCTTACTTTCACCCCTCAAGTTGCTGGTGGTCTTGGTGCTGCTAACTCAACTCGTATTAGCACTACTCTCGGTGATGTTGGGGATGCTGATGCTATTATCACTAGAGATGAAGTCAAGATGGTTGCTGATTACATTTTTTATCCACAGGAAATGATGCTTCAGTATCAACAGGCAAATGCTAATATGAGTTTCTCGTATGTTGATTATCAGTTTGTAAAGCGCGATGTTTCATCTGCCGAATTTTCCGGTCAGTTAATACAGAATGTTGGTGGTGCTGGTCGTATTGTAAATAAGGTTTGTGTTCAGGTAGAAAATAAGAAACCCGGAGACCAAGGATTAATTAATAATTACGGCAGTGATACACCGCTCGTGACGGCACTTTCTAGCGGCACAATTACAACAAATTTAAGATACAATGATTTATTTTTATTCCCTATTGATGTTTCTAATTCAGCAAGACAATTTCATAATGTATTAATGACTGAAGGTCGTATGCCACACATTTCTCGCGATATCTACTCCGGTCAGGGTCAGTTAGTAAAGGACGCACAATTTGGTGCTTTTGAGGATTACGGAATGGGCGCAGATTACGGCGGAGGGGCAACACCTCTTGTCAGTGATATTAGGTCTCGTGGAAACTGGCATTGCTACCGATTAAATCGTAATGAGCGTGTCAATAGCAGGGGTATAGAGTTATATGACAGACGCCAAACTATGTCAGGGTCATCAACACTCCGTGCTTGGATACAGGTTGTAAGGATGGCGCAACTCAAGGAAGGCAGGATGGAAGTTGTTTATGCTTAAATTTTTTAAAATGTTTCCAATTTGGCAACAAAATACATTTTCGTAATTTAAACTTTTTTAATTATATATATAATAAAATATATATGGAAGAAACAATCCTTGTAGAGTGTAGTAGACAATCAAGTTTAGAAGGCACTACTCAAAACTTCACTACTCCTGCTGAATGGACTTGCGAATGTGGAGATGGATTAATATTAGATATCGGTGATAAAATACAAGTTCATTCCGGTTTTGTAAGTGAGAAGGGAGCACAGGCAGGTGCTATAGAAATCAAAGAAAGAGTTAGAGGAGATACATTAGAAGCAGAAATAAGCAAAGATATAGAATATTTAGGATATTATGATGATTTTTCATCTAGAATAGACAAAATTACAGGAGAACAAGTTTATAGATACGGATGCGAAAAGGGTGGAAATGAAAATCATACTTTCGCAATCAATGATGGTGAAACAAATATTATATATGCCCCTTACAAAACTACCAATGGTGAACACTATGTAAGTTTACCCCGTAGACATACTGGAAAAGCACTGAATAATGCTTCTCTTTCTAATCCATATGACCAATGGGACAATACAACAGGGGCAAGTCCCCCTACTGCCGATCAAAATGTTCCGGGAGCATATGGTAATGTAGTTTATAATTTAGACCCTGGAGGCAAGTATTTTAACGGAGCGTGGGCACCTCTTGGAGTAGCAAATCAATTTCCCCCTGCTGATTACAAATTAGTAGGGCAAAATAAAAAAAATAGTGAACCGGTGATAAGTCCACCTGACCCACCAACTTTAAAAAAGGGTATGATAAGAAATGATTGTAGTAGATATACATTATTTCGCGCAGAAAAAGTATATAGAAACAGAAATTCAGCAAGTGATTTCGGTGTGCCTGCTGGAAATTATTTAGATTTACTTGGAAGAGAAGGTGGAATAAGTGGAGAAGCACCGGGAACTCCTGGGTATCAAAACGCAGAAGATAGAAGAGACCCTGCTATACTCTATACTTGGCATCCTGTAAAAGAAGTATTCACTATGAAATCAAAAGATGGGTTTAATTCCCCTAGTGATGTTGCTGCCGAAATCACAGAACAAATGAATAAAAGAGGTGTTTTAACTAGAAGAACTTTCCCGTATCCCACATCTACACTGAATGGATACGATGCTATAGAAGATTTAGTAAATTATTACGAATCACCTTTATATAAATCATACAATTGCGCAGGATATCTATATAATGCCCAAATGTATGCTGATTTTAAAAATGTTAATCCATCACACGACCCGACCGCAGATGTAGAACAAATAACAAATAACGCTCACACTTATATGTCTCAATATCAACATATTGGTATAAAAAGACCTGACCTTTGGATACAAGGTAGAAAAACAAATGCTTCTCAAGGATTTTTAAAACCTGCTATCGGTGATGGTAGAAATACACCTACAACAGCACAAGTATTAAATTTAGCAATTCCTTGGACAAAAGAAAATGTAGAAAATTTAACTGCTTTATTTGATATACAAGCAAAGTATGATGAATTATTCACAGGTATTTATCAAACAAACTATGACCCTGCCGATTTCTATGAAATAAAACCTGGACTTCACAGATACTTACATTTTAATAGACAAGATGATACAATCCCCATCTCGGGCATCCCTACCGGCACCTACCGACACAATCCAATATCTCAACTTGGTTATGATTTATGCGGTGTTTCCCATAGTTCTGCTTTACCTTCAGGATATCATTACGACAATAGTATGGCAACATATCCGTTATTCTTTGATTATAACGCATCTACAGCACATTTTGGAATAGATGATGTAGGATACGGAGAAGATGCTGGTGGTGGACATAGTGATATCACTGATTTAGCATACGGATGGGCAAGAAAAGTTAGAGTTGCTGCCGCTCAGGCGGTTAGCGGTGAAGATACTTATTACATAGGTATCCAATTTACAAGAACAGGTAATCAAGTCCCTCATTGGATGTATAACGGATTAACTCATATAGCATTATCAGCGGCGCATCAAGCAGTTGGTCGTAGATTTGGTTTTGATTATCATTTCAGTGCTTACGGAAGTGCTTGTATTCTACTCTACAACGGAATAGTAGCAAATGCTTCAGGGACTACTCCTCTTAATGGACAATATCCTGCTACAGATTACAAGGGAGATTATAGTTTGACAATGAATTTAAATGATATGGCAACAACAGCAAATAATCCAAAATATAATACAGGAGCATTGTATCATAAAATTCTACTTGGTGCTGATAGTCCTTCACTGATTTATGATACAAATGAAGATAGATTTAGTTTCACAGGATTACATACAGCAGAACGTGCTGGTAATGTTGGTAATGCTGGTCGCCTCAAAAACGGAGGTCTTGGAGAAATAGACGCAAACCAGCAGGCAGATAGTATATGTTATAAAGTTAATAAAGCAATGCTAGGAACAAGTTATTGTCCTAATGTTGCTCCTTACCCTGATACAGCACTTACACTTACTGCGCACGCCCAATATCCAAATCAATTATTATTCTCAACAAATTTAGAACCCTGGACGATATATGATGCTACTTGCGGATTATTTATAGAACAAGTAATAGTCCCTGAAAAGACTTGGGATGAAAACCTAATTGGTGTATTAGGATTTTATTACTCTCAATTTATAAATACAGACCAAGATAGACAAATACAAATCAACAATAGAAAGGATAGCACAAATATGTCTTCACTGACAACTCAAGCAATTATTAGTGCTGGAGATATGATTGATTGGACAAAAAATGGATACGGAATATCCACTTACACATTAAATCCTCCTCTAACTTACCAACAAACAGCAACAAATTTGACTGACAATATAAGACCCCCTGTCACTATATTTTTTGAGGATGGAAAAGGTAGCACAAGAATAACAGCATTAGATTTACCTACAAAAACAGCAAGACCTTATTTTACAATTAGAAGTAATCTCTTACCTCAATCATCATTTGTTGGTGGTAATCAAGAAACATCAGCGAAATCAGGAGCAGTGAACCGACCGGTTGTAGCAATAGTGAATAAGATAAATGGATACGGAGATTTTTATTCTCAACAAGAAACTCAATTAAGTTTTACAAATACAGAAAAAAGAGTAATAACTGCTATTAAAACAAGTGTCCACGACCCTGATGGTAGTTATGCTAAAGTAGATAAATCTAGTTCAGTGATATATAAGATAACCAAAACAAGACAAATAGATTTAAAACCAGTTGCGACTTTATTACAAAGTAAAAATCAAGCAGAAATCAAACAAGCAGAAATAGCATCAAGTATGCTTAAAAACCCCGAAGATGCTAAACCTAATTACTCACAGACTTTTTCTTTTTCATAGGGGATATGTATAAAGGACTATCAGCATCAAATGGATCATAAACATTTAATTTCCAAAGTGCCAAAATACAGGCAATATAGTAATCTCTTTCATCTTCATTGATTTTATATAATTTCTTCTTTTGTATAAATTTTACATAAGAAGTATAAATACTAATTTGTTGTTTTAAATTTTTATTATTATTAAAACCCTCAAAAATCAATTTACTACCAATATCTTTAAAATACTCAATATCTGTTTCTTTCTCTGTTAGATTATTTTTAAACATTACTTTTAGATTGCGATGGTAGAAATAAATTGACATAAAATCTATTACAAAAAAAATTAATTATACAAATCAAATTTTTATAAAGTTTTAAAACTCAAAACCATAATTGTTGCCAAAATGGAAACATCTAATATTGACAATCACTATCCTTGGCAAGCATAATGAATTCTTCTTGACTGACACCAAACATTTGCTGGCATTCTTCTTCACTGGGAACCTTTACATCCTTGCCGTTGATATCCTGGACTACTACCGGTGTGTGTAGGACACCCCCTGCTAGTTGATGTTGGAGTAGGTCTATTTTGCCTAGATGTGCTATCTCACCCTCTTTCAGTGTTGCTACTTCTTTCCTTAATCTCTCATTCTCATTTTCTAACCCAGCAATCTTCTCTTCATTCTCCATCTCTTCGCTGTTGATGAGTGAAACTTCTTCTTCCAACTCAACAATCTTCCATTGTAATTCTGCCATTTTCTTCTGGACGATTGCCATATTTTCATCAACCTCTGCTACAGAAACCATTGTATTGTCTGTGTTCATTTTGTATAGTTGTTTGTAATGCTAGAAGTAGAATAACACCAAATCAAATTTTTAATGTTTTTGATTTGATTGATTTGGTTGCGTGTTGTCGCTTATGTAGATTTCAGTGAAATGTTGCCAAATTGGAAACAATTTAGGATTTGAGTTTTAAAACCTTTACAAAAAAAATTTAATCTAGTCTAATCTAATTTTTGTTTGTTTTTGTATTTTGTATTGTTTAGTTGTTTTGTATTGTTTAGTTGTTTTCTTCCGTTGCCTTTTTCTTGTCCAAACACTTAATGAACTCCAGGAAGCGCTTGGAATGCTTATCAAGATTGCCAGTAGTCCACTTGCGCACAGGGGCGATATCGGCAGACCAACCTGCGTCAGGTCTTTTTGGATTATCGTGCCAAGTGAACATATGTCCACATACCTCCCTTGTCTTCTCTTCGGTATTGATGTCTAGATTTTCTACGATATCATTGACAATCTCTCTACACAAATCTTCACTGCTAACTTCACTAACTGCTGGAGATGCTGGTTCTACTGGACGCTGGGTAGGAGTAGGAGTAGGGAAACCCTCAGTCTCACCATCCAATACCTTGAGGCGTTCTTGAGCAAGGCGGATGAAATCCTCCAGGTCATTGGGGTCATCACACTGCGCAATCATCACCTCAAGTGGAGAAGTGTATTTTGCTTTCATATCATCAGGGATTGTGATAGTGTGCTTTTGCTGTGTCCCAATCATCCGCTCACCCTTGAGGCAGTGGTTAGCAGTATCAAGTGGTCTTGGGTCAACTGGATATGCGTGAACCTTTTTCATCACAGGTTTGCCTGCCTTTGTGAATTTGAGGTCGCCACCTTTGGTGCGTGCCTGAACCTCGCTGGTGTGGACAGCAGACTTGATATCCTCATCGCTTACTTGCTTGCTCACTTGGATGTAATGTGTCCAAGCAAGCAGGCGGAGCATACCGATGATTTGTGCCTTGCGCTTGTTGACAGACTTGTTGGAAACCCCCTCCTCATCGGTGAAGAAGATTTTGACCACCGCATTTGCGCCAAGCAGTCCATCGCAACCCAGCACATCAATCAGTGTATCCACGTTGATGCGCCAAGCGTTGACAAACTCACTGCGCATCGGCAACTGCCTTTGGTCTTTAGCATAGGCAAAATTGACTAGGAAATCAAAGTTGTCATCTGCCCACGCCTCAACGTAGTCGGCAAGACCCGCCGGTGCTGGGGCATCTGTCATCCAAGATACTTTCCACAGGTCATCGTGCTTGTTGCTACCGCACAGAGCATACCCAAAGTAAGGGCAATCCTGGGCGAAAGCGTTGATGACTGCGCGCTCCTCGGCAGTGATAGTGTGGACACCCTTGTAGGACATACTGAGAGTTGGTTGCGTTTGTTGCTGTAGTTGCTTGATGCTCTAGTTCTTTGTGATTGATGGAAAAGTTAGAAGCAGGAAATCAAATTTGTTTCCAATGAGAGAAAAGTTCTCTGGAAAAGTTGTCGCTTATGTGGAGAAGCAAAGGTTATGTTTTGTTGCTATAGTTTGTTTTGATTGATGGAAAAGAAAAAAGGTGGA